TCATATGGTGCATCTGCACTTTCAACTTTTGCTATAGATAGTGGTAAATGGTATTGGGAAACAAAAATTACAGGAGATAGAAATAATGGAATAGCAATAGGACTAGCCGATGCTAAATGGGCTGTAGGAAGTGCTACAGATAGTTGGTTTGGTGCTTCTAATAAAAATGGATATGCTTTTCAATTTTCAAATTCAGGTCAAAAGAAAAGTGATAATGGGACAGTTACTTCTTATGGAACTCAAATACAAGTAAATGATATTCTAGGAACAGCATATGATGCTGATAATAATACTATTACTTGGTATATAAACGGTTCTTCACAAGGACAGGCTTTTTCTAGTATGCGGGACATAACGTTTGTTCCTGCTTCTTACGGATATTATAATACACAATGGGAATTTAATTTTGGTAATCCTCCTTTCTCTCTTTCTAACACACCTGAGTCAGATGCTAATGGATATGGAAATTTTGAATACGCTGTACCATCAGGGTATTATGCGTTATGTACTAAGAACCTAGCAGCGTACGGAGGATAACATGGCAGTATATACAACAATAAATGACGGAACAGCACATTTTCAAGGTAAAATATACAGTGGTACAGGATCTAGTCATTCCATAACTTATGATGGTAATTCTGCAATGAAACCTGATTTATGTGTTGGAAGAAAAATAACTGCAAGTGGAGATAGTTGGTATTGGGTAGATAGCACCAGAGGAGCTAGTGCAAGAATAATGTCGGATAATGCCAATGGACAAGACGGTAATGGTTTAACATCTTTTAATACTGATGGTTTTACAACTAGCTTACACAATTCAAGTGGTCAGAATTATATTAACTATGGTTGGAAAGCCAATGGCGCAATTGAAGTACAAAACACAGATGGGACAATTACTGCAACAACACAACAAGTTAATTCAACAGCAAAATTTTCATTGACAAGATATAGTGGTAACAGCACTGCAGGAGCCACAGTAGGACACGGCCTTGGGGTAGCACCACAAGCTATTTTTATAAAAAAAACATCTGCTGCGGATGATTGGGCTTGTTGGCAAACAATAATTGGAGGCAGCACTTTACGATTAAATGAAGACTCAGGTGAAAATGATGGTAAATGGAGTGGTTTTTTTAATAGTACCACACCTGGTACAAGTGTAGTTACTTTAGGTAGTGATAATCAAGTAAATGGAAGTGGTACATATGTGATGTATTGTTGGACAGGGGTTCAAGGGTTTTCTTCTTTTGGAAAATATACAGGTAATGGTAGTGCAGATGGTGCTTTTGTGTATACTGGTTTTAAACCAGCAGTGGTTATTAATAAAGTAACAAATAGCGATTCAACAGGTAACTGGCGTATTAATGATAGATATAACAATCCAGATAACGTTGTAGATATAGGCAATAACCTAAATGAAAATGTAGCTAATTTTACACAAAATACTTATGATTTTTTATCTAACGGTTTTAAAGTAATAGATACTGGTGGAGCTAATACAGATGGTAAAACTTTTGCTTACTGGGCTTGGGCAGAAAATCCATTTGTAAGTTCAGCGGGCGTTCCTACGACAGCGAGATAAAATATGTTATTTGGCTCTACTGCATTTGCTGAAGCACCGTTTTCAGCGACAGGGTCTCAGTCAATAGAATTTTTAGTTTCAGGGCAAGAATTAACTATAAGTGATGGAAACCTTATTCCAAAAGCTGGAGTAATATTAACTGCAGATGGGCAAGAATTAACTGTAAGTGTAAATGATACTGTAGCTAAAGGATCAGTTTTACAAGTAGCTGGAAGTCAGTTAATTACAATAAGAGAAGGTGATATAACTGCAAATACTGATCATGGTATAGTTGTTCAAGGTCAAAATATTAATGCCTCTGCTTCTCAAAATTTTTCAATAAATACTGATCAAAAAATAGTTAGTTCTAGTTTACCAATAACTATTAATGAAGGTAATGTAAATGTTGCAGTAGCAATTTTTGTTCCAGTTACTGGAGAAGAATTAACTGCTACTTCAGGGACTGTTACTTTATCTACAGGAGTAACAGTAATTCCTACAGGGATTAATGCAGCTGTTAATGTAAGTGGTGTAACTATTAAAACTAACATGTTTATCTTAGCTGAAGGCCAAAGTTTACATGCTCTAACTGGAAATGTTTCATTAAATACTGATCAAATACTGTCAATTTCTGGAAATTCTGCTAATATAAGAGTTAGTTCAGCAATTTTCTGGGATCCAGTTGTACCTGGTGTAACTAATACTTGGACAAATGTGAACGCAAACAGTGGTAACACTTGGAGTAATGTTAACGCTGCAACGACAAATACTTGGACTAAAATAAATTAAGGATAAATAAAATGGCATCAACATACACTGCAAGACTAAAAATGGAGGTTATGGAAGCCGGTGCCAATTCAGGTACTTGGGGAAATAACACTAACGATAATTTAAAAGTAATAGACGCATCAGTAGGGGGGTATTTAAGTAAATCAGTATCTGGTAGTGCTAATGTTACTTTAACTACAGCAAATAGAGACCCTGATGTAGAAACAACTAATGAAGCTGGAAATAAAGTAATAGATTTTAATGGGTCATTATCAGGGAATATTTATGTATTTTTACCAGCTGTAGAAAAAGAATACACGTTATTTAATAATACTTCAGGCTCTTTTACATTACAAATAGCGCCAACTGGACATGCTGCAAATAATATAACTTTAACTCAAGGTGGAACTACTTCCGTTTATGTACAAAATGGAGATAAAGTTATAGATACTATGGCAGCGAATGTAGGAACTTCTACAACTACTTATATAGGAAATGGAGCTAATCTAACTGGTATACAACCTTTTGTTGCAGGAACTAAAATGTTATTTCAACAATCTGCCGCTCCAACTGGTTGGACAAAAGACACTACTCATAATAATAAAGCACTTCGACTTACTACTGGAGCAGTAGCTACTGGAGGAAGTCAAACTTTTACTGACGCATTTACCAGTCAAACTGTAACTATATCAGGGACAAGTGGAACAACACCAGTAACGATAACTGGAAGTACAGGAAGTCATACTTTAGTTTTAACAGAAATACCATCGCATAGACACTTAGAAGGAGGTCATGTTGAGTTTGGTACAGGAGATAGTGTAAGTGCATCAACTCGAAATACTGGTAACTCTGGTGGAGCAAAAAGATTTTACACTGATTATCAAGGTGGAGGAGACCCTCACTCTCATACTAATGGTACATTAGCTGGAGCTACGCACACTCACTCTTTTTCTGATACCGATACTGTTGATTTAGCAGTTCAATATGTAGATGTAATTATAGCAGCTAAAGATTAATATGAAATTAGAGGTAAAAGATAATTGTCCTTTAAATAATTTTGAACCATGTAAAAAATTTGACTGTGCTTGGTTTATACAAATAAAAGGAACGCACCCTCAAACTGGAGCAGATATAGATGAATATGGTTGTTCTATGGCTATGCTTCCAATGTTAATGATAGAAAACTCTAGACAAACTAATCAAGCTGGTGCTGCAATAGAAAGTTTTAGAAATGAAATGGTGGCAGCTAATAAAGATTTAAATATAAAAATAATTGAGGCTAATAGTAAGAAACAGATAAAATAATGGCATATACTAACGTAAAATTTATTGGTGGAATTAATAAAGAAACGACAGAATATGGTGCTGAAGGTCAATGGGTTGATGGAGATAAAATACGTTTTCGTTATGGACTTCCTCAAAAAATAGGAGGTTGGGTTAAAGCTTCTACTTTTGCTTTAATTGGAGTAGCGAGAGGTTTATTTAGTTGGTTTGATTTAAGTGGTATTCGTTTCGCTGCAATAGGAACTAATAGAAAAGTTTATTTATTTGAAGGCGATAACTTTTATGATATTACACCAATAAGAACAACTAAAGCAAGTCAAACTAATTGTTTTACAAGTACTAATGGATCATCAACAGTTACATGTACAGTCGTTAATCATGGATCAATACCCGGAGAAATTGTTGTAATTTCGGCAGTATCAAGTTTAGCTGGTACTACTTCTTTTACTGTAGCTAATTTTGAAAATCAATTTGAAATACAAACAGTAATAGATTCAGATAACTTTACTATTACTATGCCAGCAAGTGAAACAGCAGCTGGAATAACTGCAAATGGAACTGCTACTTTTGCTTTTCAAATAGAAGCAGAACCAGCAACTCAAACTTATGGATATGGTTGGGGAACTAATACTTGGGGAACGTCAACTTGGGGTACAGCTCGTAATACATCTAATG